CTCCGAACGCTCACGAATCAAATCCAAGTCCGATACAAGTTTGCGAACATTGTCCAACGTGTCCGTGATCCAAATGAAAGAACCAATGATCGAAACCTTGCCGGAACCCATCGTCGAAAGTGCGGATTGCAACTCCTCTCGTGATACCGGAGGAATGCGGACCACAGCAGAAACAAAATCACCCTCTCGAATGGTACCAAGGAAATACATGTCCTGATACTCCGTGACCATGACATTCAATCGACGCGATAGAAAATCCAAAACCTCCTTCAAGGTTTTGTCAACGAAAACGCCGTCAATCGTTTCCTCGTCCAACGAACGATCCCATGAAATCGGACGACCGGTCAGTTCCGTCAACTGCCGCATCCCATCCCGGAACTTGCATCCAGAAAAACGAGCAGTGACGAGCCGCTCATCGAGAGTAACACTCTCAACCACACGATCCGGGGTTCGCTCAAATCGTATATCCGACTTCGGATACTGCGGTTCCTGAACCCGAATCGCCGGACGGAATATCGCACAGCCGACAAAACTAACCAATAGAAATGAAAAAATTATCAAACGACTCATTGTTTCTACTCAATTTCTTGACACATTTTGTCCCATTCCAATAACGCTCCAACACGCGACACTGAAAATGAACCACATGCACCACAGCCACAATCGACACAAAAGCCCGGAAGCCAATGACAAGCGTCCGCTCCACTCATCGAACGGACAATCTCTAAATCCTTTTCCGAACCACACGCTTTACACCGATTCGCAACTCCCACCGGTAGTGTGCGACCTTCAAACTGCGTCAAAAATTCCTCCGTATACTTGATTTCAACCACGCTTCACTCTCCTTTCCTTAAACCGTTTCTGTACCCTGCGATAACTTCTGCGAGACCAAACCGCTATCGACTCCCGAACCATCTCTCGAAGTTCGTCCTCTGTTACCACCTCATCTTCAATAGGAACCTCAACCGAAAATTCAAAATGAAGCACCTGTCGCATCTGCTCCTTCTTGAACCACCTCGGTCGAAAAGAACCAATGTTTACGAACATGCCCGGCATCATTCATTCCCTCCTTCCACTTTCCGAAGGTATTCCTTCACAAAGAATCGCCAATAGAAGAGTTCAGCATCTGCCCATTCATAATCAGAATAGCCAACCATTGCATCGTTTTCTAATAAACGAGCATATATCGCTTGAGCAATCCTCGCCTTCTGCTCTTCCGAAAAGAAAAGACTCAACGGAATTGACTTACGCCCCAATATTCTCTCTCTAGTTCGTTTCATTCTTCATACCTCCTCAAAACCGATACTCACCGACAACCGGGCGGCAACTCCCTCATGCCAGTTTGATTTTTTACTTCGTAAAAAATCAAACTGTCATTCCTCCGTTGCTATGCCCTACACCAACCGGAAATGACTCCGACCACTTGCCCTCGTTGGGGCAATAGGACAAGGACTCAACTCCGAACAAAAAGGGGATTGGCTGCCTCCCCCTTCCCTGCCATCGTCTCGCCGGGACCTCTTGTGAGGGCGAGACGACGGGGCGGGAAGGGGAAGGCGAAAAACCGTAATGTGTGATTCAAAAAACCATACCCCATCACCAAAATTTGACACGCTTCCCTGACTCAAAACAAATCACGCCACAAGTTGCACAAGCAACCGACAACGTTTCAATTTCGCCCTCATGAAATAGCGTCTCACCAATAAATATCTTGCGACCATCATATAACATCACTCCTTTCTCAAATAACATCACTATCTTTGATTCTGCTCCAAAGTCTCTAAATGCCGGTCTAATACCAAACGGCGGACCCGTGCCGCCTCCAAGAGTTCCTCGAGACGGCAATGACGATCTATCGCCCGGCGAAGATACCACGCCCGGAACTCCACCTTCTGACTCGATAACTCGATTGACAACGCCCGATCCGCCGCTACTACCCCCTGTTCCACGATTCGACTCCTCTTGCTTGACCACTACCTTCTGCTCAACGGACCCGCCGGATGCCGCGCCCATCAAAAAACTCGGAAATGCCAAAAATAACTTCCATACCAAAATTGGCAAAACGATAACCAAAACTATCTTCGGGACTAAATGCCAAGCATGACGACGGAAGAACCACATCAAGCCCTCCAAGGCATTCATCTTCAAACTCGGACGATCCGATGACTCAAGACCTGAATCATGACTCTGATAAACGCGAAAAACATCCGATTGCATCAAGACTCGTTGGCTACCGCCGGACCAACGAACCGCCTTGCCGCGGAAATTGCCTATGTTGCACTGATAATACTGAGACTTGATACCGAAACAACGTTTCAACTCGTCAAGATCGGACATCGGAATACTTATCGGAAATGGCAAGAACATCGACTTGACATTCACAATTTCATAAAGCGCATCCGCTATCCCCAAAACCTGATTCGCAAACTGGTCCGTATGTTGCGAAATGAAATACAAAACCTGCTGAGTGTGACGGTGAGTAGAAATCCAGTTCACCAATTCCTGCTCCAAGTCTAACGAACCGTACTCAACCTTCTTGCCCAAATGAAAATGAACTTCGTCAATAATAACGACCGCCTTCGCAGGAAACTTCTGCCACCAGTAAACCTTCAACGGATCATTGAAAAATTCATCATCACAGAAATTCATGTACTTCCAAACATCCACCTCCTTACCAACACGTTGGCTCACCGACTCATTCAAGCCCTCTTCATTGAAAACAATGTTCGTCCAAATGCTCGAAGGATAAGACTCATTCTCCTTTAACTCGTAACGAGCCCAGTCCGTCAGCATGTCAACAAGCAATGTCGCCATGTGATAGGTCTTACCGCTACCCGGTTTGCCAGCAATTATTGTCAACGCCATATTCTAACCACCTAATCCAGGAACCACTTTCAATACTATCCTAACCACAATCATCACTGAAATAAAACCCAAATAAATGCCAATCAAATATAACATCTCTGTTATCGGAAAAAATGAGTCCAATGTTCCCATCAAAGCCATAAACAACCCAACAGGTTGACGGTATTGCTCCAATAGAGCACCTACATCTGGAAATACTTCCAATAATTGATTACCAAGCCATATCCCCGTCTTGAATGGATACCAAAGTAATCCATCATTGCCTAAAAATATCTCATAGAGATATTTGTAAAAATCCCTTGCCAAGTCTAAAAGCCAATTTACTAGCCATTTGTAAAAGTCGATGATTGAAGTGACTACCCATTTTATTGAATCAACTATCGACTGATACCACCCCTTGAGAGTAGCAACAAATTTGTTATAAAAATCTGTAATGGCATCTAGTAACCACTGCATTATGCTAAAAATAAGTTAATGTTTTGATGATCGCAAAAATAAACATCAGCACTAAGCAAAACAAAAAAAACATGCGAAAATAAAATACCCACTGCTGGTCCTTGATTTCATTAATATGGAACCCCACTCCCCATTCAGGAAATGAACCACCCATAAAATCCATAAATGGATTTCTTATGTTAATAGAAAACGGCAAACTTCCATTAGAATCAGTTTGTAACATCGACTTTAACTTTTCAATGCCTAACTTTGAGTTGAGATTACCACGAAAAGAATCATATTCCGCCATAACCCACTGAGGTACTTGAACGCCACCCTGAGGAATATTACGCGACCTCATGCCTTCTCCAAAATCCTCTTCTCCCAGTTTCTCTGGTCCTTCTAAATCGCCACCCTTCTCAAATCCTGTATGGGTCGGACTCGTAATGGCATCCAAAATGCCTTTCAACAATGACTCAATCAAATCCAAATCAGCGTCAACATTGTTCGTCGTACTGTTGTCGTAAATCGTTGTGCTGTTGTCAATATTTATCGTACTGTTGTCAATGTTGTTCGTTATGTTCGTCGTATTACCACCGCCAGGGTTATTACCGCCACCAGGGTCGCCGCCGCCACATTCAGAACAATTGGGATCATTGCCACCGCAAGTAGGGCAAGGATCGTCACATTCTGAACAATCAGTAGACAAAGAACTCAAATCTACATAGTAATATCTAGCATCTACTGCATGTGTCACCCAGGCATTTCCATGATCCGTACATGGATGAAATAATTGGTGCGATGAATTCGCAGACGATACGCTCGAAGTTGAAACGACATGACCATTCTTGCATTCGACTTTTAGTGTCGCGGAAGGACTTGGGTCTAAATCAACAACAAGAGTAGCAGTGCCCCCACAGGGAAGAATAGCAGTCATTACTTGGGTGCGCGCAACGGTAGTATCAATAAAATATCTATTACCGGCGGAACCAGATGCCATAATACACTCAGGCACGATGTAATACTCGATACGAAGATATGTTACCCCATTTTGAGCCTGCGCGCAGAAAATAACCGATGAAATTAGCATAATCAAAATTGACCGCAAAATTAATCGCATCGACTACTCCTAACGAAATCGAAAACCGTACAAAAATACAAACGCTAAAATCACTCCAACCAAAAGTGAAGTCAGACCAACTTGAAACTGAAGCAAATACTCCAATCGTTCCAACGCATCAAAAATATTGTCACCCACGACCACCTCCAAAACCAAAAGCCGAAAATGCGTAAAAACCATACGCAAGAACCAAAACAGTTATCGCAACCGCCGCCAACGGTGTAGAAGTAACATCATTCGAATTGATGTCCCCCGGACCATTGATTTCTAAACCATATAATGCTGCCAATGCCCTAAGTGTTGACTCGTCAGCATGCCGGAACTGACCCATCACAGTCCCATTGGCAAGAAACCCCCCCACCCCATCAATTACATAACCACCCGGGAACGATACTGCTTCATTAAACGGTGTATAACTTGAGTTTGGATTTCCAGCATCCTCCAACGTTACTCGAAATATCTCTCCACCCAACGGAATTTCATAGTAAGCACCCCGCCCATGAACGACATGACCACCCATTACAGGAACTATGCCGTCGATTATCGGAACTGCCCTGTATGTACCATTATCAAATGCCGCCTGTAGATCCGTTGGACTCGTAAAAGAACTCCCTTCCTCCATCCCTTCAAAACGATAATAAACAATGACTCCATCTACCAAATTTCTTACAATATAGTATCTTTTGTCACTTATTGAAGCATTTGAATACCACCAGTCCGTTATATCAATCGGCTGAGCAAGCAACGACGGAATTGAAAATACAAAAAGCAAAATTGATAAAATGACGCGTTTCATTGGATACCTCCTATTACGAAATTGTTGATGATAAATTCCTCAAAAAATAGGGACTGGGAACCCCTAAAACAAACACTATCCGCGACCCATTGACTTGACAAGACGGAACATGAACCGAACTGCCCAAATCGAAAGACCAAGACCAATCGCTCCAACGATTATCGGTCCAATCGTCGTCGCAATCGTAGTGAACACACTACTGAAGTCAACAATCGGAGTGATCGTCGGTGCATCGCCACTCTGAGCAAACAACTCGCCCGCTCCAATCAGGGTCAGCAAACAAAAAACACCCGCATACACATAAGTCAATGGACTCAACAAAACATTCTTCATAACAAACTCCTTCCTCCCATAAGGGAATAAAAAAACCAAGCCGCAAGACACCATGTCAAAACAGCAATTCATTCCACCGCAACACACGACAGAACTGTACGATCATCGGAAAGAAGTAAATACATCAATCAAATGAACGCAATACCCAGTAAAAAACAAAACCAAGGTAAACGCAAAACCAAACGACAAACAATTAACCACAACTTCCATCAT